CATTGATGGAAGGGACAAAGCAAGGACCGAGGACGGCATCCCACAATTACTACAAGAAGCACTAGGTGTTTGTTTCGACAATAATGTTGGACATGACTATATTGAAAGTGCAGATAAACGATATGAGTTTTACCACCGAGTAGAATCTCGTATACCTTTTGATCTAGATTATTTTAATAAGATCACTAACGGCGGTATGCCTAACAAGACTTTGAATGTTTGTTTGGCAGGTACAGGTGTTGGTAAGTCTTTGTTCATGTGTCATGTGGCTGCATCTGTTTTATCGCAGGGCAAAAATGTTCTGTATATAACTTTGGAAATGGCTGAAGAAAGAATTGCGGAACGTATTGACGCAAATCTTATGAACATTACTATGGATCAGTTAAAGGACTTGCCTAAGTCTTTATTTGATAGTCGTATTGAAAAAATTAGAAACAAGACTGAAGGCACTCTAATCATTAAAGAGTATCCTACTGCTGGAGCACACTCTGGACACTTTAAATCTTTGTTGAATGAATTGCAACTAAAGAAACAGTTTAGACCAGATTTGATTGTTATTGACTATTTGAATATTTGTGCCTCATCTAGATTCAAGGGCGGTGCTAATATTAATTCTTATACTTTAATTAAGTCTATTGCAGAAGAACTTAGAGGCTTGGCAGTTGAAGAGAATGTTCCTATTCTAAGTGCCACACAGACAACTCGAGGTGGGTATGGAAACACGGATGTTGAATTGACTGATACTTCAGAATCTTTTGGTTTGCCTGCGACTGTTGACTTTATGTTTGCTTTGATATCCACAGAAGAAATGGAAAATCTAAATCAGCTAATGGTAAAGCAGTTGAAGAACAGGTACAATGATCCGACAATAAATAAAAGGTTCGTCATCGGTGTAGATAGAGCAAAGATGAAGTTGTATGACCTTGAGCAATCAGCACAAAAAGGTTTGACTGATTCTAATATTAGACATGATGCTCCTAAGAAATCTGGCGCAGATCCTGCATTCGATGGTATTTTTAGTAATCTTTCTCAAAAGAGAGATTTTTCAAAGATAAGAGTTTAATGCTAAAATTAAGCAAAACGAGATTATCTGATACATCTTTAAAAGTTGGTACAGATTCGCAATTGGTTTATATCGATTCTGTTATACCTTTAGATATCAAAGAATTGAAATTGAACCAGGGACTTAAATCGGAACAAACATTTGAAGGACTAGCTTTGATTGGTTCTAAAAGAGATCCTTCAAATATAGATCTTACCAAAACATTATTTGATGAGTTATATGAATAATAAATAACAAACACCGGAGACACAAAATGCTTGTATCAGTTTTGGGCGCCAAGGATAGAAATTTAACTAAGCTATTAAAGTTGGCAGCTCGATCATTTGCTGATAAACTTTTGTCTCCGCAGTTAATAAAAAACATCTCAATCAAAGTTGTTATAAAAAATAAAATGCAAGCAGGTGGATACTGCGACTTTAAAGAAGAAGGGTTGCCCCTGCCTAGAAGTTTCGTTATAGAAATTTGTAGGACCAAAAAGAAAATACATATGTTCTTAGTTCTCGCACACGAAATGGTTCATTTGAAACAAATGGCTATTGGGGAAATGAAGGACAGATATATTAAAACAAGATACGTAACCGTTTGGAGGGGAGACAAATACGAAGACGATGTTTCCTATTGGGATCAACCATGGGAGATAGAAGCATACGGTTTGGAAAATAGCTTAGTTGCTAAATTCCTAATAGAGCATAACCAATTTAAAAATCTGAGACAAAAACAACAGGATTGGTTTGTATATGATGAACCAGAAAATGAATTGACTGATTGACAGGAGTACATCATGCGATTCTAATTAATTATAAGGAGAAGTAATGGAACAATTAACCTTTACATTTTATGATATCGTACAAATAGTTTTAATGTTGACTGCGTGCTATGCGTGTAAAGCATATGGGTATCAAAAGGGAATATCAGATACTGTGGGATTTTTCGAAGACAAAGGTATCATAGAATTAACAGATGATGACGATATCGTCAAAAAAACCAAAGAGTAATAATAAAATATTACCGTTCAAATACCCTAGCAAGGACTAGGGTATTTTTTTGAACTGCTTGACTTCTTGTCCGAAAGGACATATAATAATGGAACATTGAGGAAATGTATATGAACTTTTCAATAGGTGCTTCAGTAGAACTTACTACAAAATGGAAGTCCAATATTTTGGGCAAGGATCACGACATCAATACCTTTAAGGGTAAAGTCGTACCTAATCCGAAATGGCTGGACAAAGATTATGTATCGGTTCGAACTGGGAATCCATTGTATCCCATATCGCATATCCACAAGAAGTTTATTGTAGGCCACACCTTCTCTGAGAATAGAAGCACTGAGCGTATCTTCCAAGTCAAATCAAAAGCGTCAGGCAAGATTTACACCGTGATTTCTGCCGACGGAAATGTGACTTGTGATTGCGTTGGTTTCCAATTCCGCAGAATGTGCAAACATACAGCCAAAGTTAAGGCGATGTTGTGAAAGAACAACATCTAAACTTAATGCTTGACAGGTATGGACAAAGGCTATATAATAGAGTTTGAGAGCATTAGTTCTCGGTGAATTGAAATTTATATCATTTTTTAAAGGAAAGACAAATGTCTAATTTTACAGTTGCAGGTGTTTCTACTCAGCATGGTATCACTAAAGTTCGTTTCGCGAATGATATCGTTTCTCGTACTAAGATCTTGGCCAAGGGCGGACATAGTCCTCTCGAACTCATTGAGTTGCCCAGGGCAATGACCAAGGCAGAAGCTTGTCAGCATCTTCTAGATACTGGTGGTGTTTTTGCACAATGGTCTAGTCTTATTGTTGAGACCATGGACAAGAAAGAAAGCAATGCTGTTGCGCCGAAAGCTAAAGCAGTTAAAGCGCCTAAAGCTAAAGTAGCACCTGTTAAGGCATCCAAGCCTGCAGTTACAAGCAAACCGAAAGTTAATAAGCCTAAGGTTGAAGAAGATCTCGAAGTGACTGAGATCAAAGAAATTGCAGAAGCTTTGATGTAATATATGGGGGCTTGTCCCCCTTTACATAAGGATTCGTATGACTAAGATTGGTATAGTTGGTTTAGGTATTGTTGGTGGTGCAATTGCAAATGCTACAAGCTTTATGAATACCTCGATTGTTATTGTAGATAGTGATCCTAATAAAGGAACTCATACCTACGATGATTTAATGCAATGTGACGGAGTGTTCATATGTACACCAACACCTCAAAGTGATGATGGTACTTGTGACGTAAGCATTTTGTTATCAGTATTAGATAAACTAAAAAATTACGATGGTGTAATTATTAGTAAGTCAACTGCTCCTATTGGAGTGTATACTGAACTAAATGAAAAGTATCCCAATCTAGTTCATTCTCCAGAATTCTTAACCGAAGCAAATGCTTTTCATGATTATGTTCAAGGCGAGTTTGCCTTTATTGGGGGACGAGTAAAAGCATATCAACGAGAAGCTGAGCGATTGATTAGGTTGACGCAACCGAATCTTAAAGTGGTAACACATTGTTCGATAGGTGAAGCAGCACTTGCCAAGTATACTATCAATACATTTTTAGCAACTAAAGTATTATTCATGAATGAAATATATGACCTTGCTAAGAAAACAGAGTGTGATTTCAACCTTGTATCTAAAATGGTTACGCAAGATAGACGAATAGGTGATAGTCATATGAGAGTCCCAGGTCCAGATGGAAATTTTGGATTCGGTGGCATGTGCTTCCCCAAGGACACTGCTGCACTTTTAAAATTTGCACAGACGCAAGGCGTAGATCTTTCTGTGCTTGAAGCAGCAATAAAGAAAAATAAAGTTTTTAGAAACGACGTATAAAGACATATAGTTGTATAAATATTTTTAACACATAAAAGAGAAATAAATGTTTTCATTAAACCAGCCCATTATATGCAAGGATTCCTCAGGTAGACACCTACCAGAGGCCTTTGCACGTAATTATACATGGAGTATACAAAGGGTTTGATGTAAGATAGTATTTTTCTAAACTACAAGAACCCTCGGTACCCCTAAAGTCCGAGGGTTTCCTTTTATAGACTTTTTAATAACCTTGTGCTTGACAGGGTTACTAAAAGGTGTTATAATTAGCACATGGATCAAAGAGATCTACAATTGTTCATTAAAAATTTGCGTACCATTTTTCCTCTTGTAGCTCAAAGGTAGAGCACCCGGCTGATAACCGGGAGACGTTGGTTCGATACCATCCGAGAGGACCAGATGTCCCGTTCGTCTAGAGGCCTAGGACGCTGCCCTTTCAAGGCGGAAACACGAGTTCGATTCTCGTACGGGACGCCATATTAAAACACATTTCAGGTTGGACAATCTTCCGGAGATTGTTATTTGGACTTGTAGACAAGTTTTGATACTTGTCGTAGTTAAGATACGGAGTGTGTTCTAATATGGTAATGTATCGGTGGCAGAGCGGTCCAATGCAAGTGATTGCAAATCACTAAAACCGGGGGTTCGAATCCCTCCCGATACTCCAATATAATGCTTGACATTTATTGTACAGGTGTTATAATAGAAATAAGATAGGTCCTAAAGTGTTCATGGACGCACGCTAGCTTGTCACGCTAGAAGAGTGGGGCTCGATACCCCCTAGGACCGCCATATTTTAGAGATGCCCCGGTGGTGGAATGGTAGACACGTTGGTCTTAGAAGCCAATGTCGAAAGGCGTGAGAGTTCGAGTCTCTCCTGGGGTACCATAAATATGTGACAAGATATTGGGCTGATAGTGATAATGGGAGCACAGGGGCTTTGCAAGCCTTTAGTCGGGGTTCGATCCCCCGTCGGTCCACCAATAATAATGAGGTTGTCATGTTACATATAATAAAATCTCTTACAGATAGTTTTTTTAGTTTATTGAATGAGGATCCTGTTAGACCGAACATTCCGACTACGGAACGAGTAGGTGATAACAAAGATATCTTTGTTCTTCGGGATACAAATGATAAAGTATTAGCAATCACATGCGTAAGTTATCAGAACAATGTTCCAACAAAAGAATCTGAGTTGTTTGAAAAAGTAAACAATCCAGACATTGCGGTATTTTATACGATATGGAGTTATGCACCAGGTGCAGGCAAAACGCTTATATTTGATGCAGTAGCCCACATAGAAAATAATATGCCATACATAAAAAGGTTTGTTACATTGTCTCCTAAGACAGAAATGGCAAAGCGTTTTCACTTGAAGAACGGTGCTATTGTTTTTAGAGAGAATGAAGAAACCGTTAATTATGAATATGTCCGTGTGTAGCGCAGTCAGGTAGCGCTCCTGGTTTGGGACCAGGCGGTCGGAGGTTCGAATCCTTTCACACGGACCAAATTTTTTGCTTGACTTTTATAGTCAAGTTGTTATAATAAGATATTCCCTAGTAGCTCAGCGGTAGAGTAGATGACTGTTAATCATTTGGTCGGTGGTTCGATCCCACCCTGGGGAGCCAAGTATTTTGGAGATGTGGCAGAGTGGTCGATTGCGGCAGACTGTAAATCTGTTCTTAACAGCACGGTGGTTCGAATCCATCCGTCTCCACCAAATGCATCGTTAACTCAGTTGGTAGAGTTCCTGCCTTACACGCAGGCTGTCGGGAGTTCGAGTCTCTCACGATGCACCAAGTTTTTGCCCTGTTAGTTAAATGGTAGAACACCTGTTTTGTAATCAGGGGACGGCAGTTCGATTCTGTCACGGGGCACCAAATTACTGCCGATAGTTCAACGGATAGAACAGTAGCCTTCTAAGCTATTAATAGAGGTTCGATTCCTCTTCGGCGGACCAAGTTTTTGTTGGGGGTTAGTGTAGCGGTAACACTACAGACTTTGACTCTGTCATCACTGGTTCGATCCCAGTACCCTCTGCCAAATACCCGAGCATTTGACTCGGATTCTAAAAGGTGTTATAATAGTGTTTTAGGAGATAAAAATGAAGCACAAGATAATCGTCAAGCAACGTAACCCCTTCGTTGTTTTGGCATTAAAAAGAAAAGCGGGTAGTCATCGTAAGTCTAACAAGGCTTTGCGGAGACAAGAAAAAGTCCGGGGGTGTGGTGAAACGGTATCACAGCAGACTTTTAATCTGCCAATTTCGGGTTCGAGTCCCGGCGCCCCTACCATATAAAAACACATTGCATTGACTGCTACAACAGTCGGACATATTTGTAGATATGCCGGATATTCATGCGGGTAATGTGTTTCTATATGGTGATAGCTTAGTAGGAGAGTGCAGCCGGAGGCTGTGGGCACAGGTGCAAATCCTGTTCACTATTTCATTATATAAAAATACTCTAAACTGGACGCAGGGCCCGTGAAGGTTAAAAGTAGGTTGATCACTACGGTAACTGGAGGTCGAGAGTATTTCTATATGGTAATTATATAAGAACATATTAACAGCGTCGTGCCGGTCGCCGGACTTGGGTTGAATTCCCAATAGTGTGTTTCTATATGGTAATTATATTGAAGCATACTATATTGACAGAGTAGCGAAGTCTGTCTTAAGGGTAGCTCCCGTTAGTGTGTTTCAATATGGTAATTATATAAGAATACATTTCAGCGGGTCCCCCGTGATGGATAGTTTCTGTTTAGTACAGTATCCGAAGTGTGTTCCTATATGGTAATTATATAAAAACACATTCAACTAATGACACAGGTGGTAGCTGTGTATCTTAGTGGGCTAAAGAACTACTACGCCTGAGTGTGTTCCTATATGATAACGGTCCTTAGCTCAATGGATTAGAGCAGCGGTCTTCGAAACCGAAGGTTGGGAGTTCGAGTCTCTCAGGACCGGCCAAGATTTTATGTGGTTGTTAGTTTAGTGGCAAAACCGCGGGTTGTGATTCCGCTATCACGGGTTCGATTCCCGTACTTCCACCCAAATACATTTGCCGATATAGCTCAGGTGGTAGAGCAGTAGACTGAAAATCTATGTGTCCGTAGTTCAACTCTACGTATCGGCACCAATGGAGGTGTGGCAGAGTCCGGTTTATTGCAGCAGTCTTGAAAACTGCCGATCCTAAAGGGTCCGTGAGTTCGAATCTCACCGCCTCCGCCAGACAATTTTAGGAAGACGGGCAGGACGGTAATGCAGCAGATTGCTAATCTGTAGACTGTAGTAATACGGTCATAGGGTTCGACTCCCTAGTCTTCCACCAATTTTAATGCCAGCGAGACTTGGAAGTCAGAGAGGTCTTATACACCTTTTAGCGCCAGATTAGCGTTCTTGAGAGGGTTCGATCCCCTCCGCTGGTACCAAATAGCTAGACACTTTATTGAAACATATTCATCATTGGTTGTTGGCAGTTAAAGGATTGTAACCTGGCCACACAACGAAGTAGCTTCACTAGCACGATGAAAAGACCCCTTACGTCGAGAATGTGTTTCAATAAAGTGGAAGTGTAGCATAGCGGCTAATGCAGCACCTTCATACGGTGTTTATCGTCAGTTCGAGTCTGACCACTTCCACCATAAATATATCGCGGGATACGTCAGCGGCAGACCGCCAGGCTCATAACCTGGAAGCCGGAGGTTCGAGTCCTCCTCCCGCAACCAATTGGCTCCTATAGTTAAGTGGCATAACACGTCCTTGGTAAGGACGAATTCTGAGTTCAATTCTCGGTGGGAGCACCAGGTAGTTCTACTAGACCATATTCATAGTCTTTTAGAATTTCAAATTGAAGATCACAAATTTGTATTCTTCTTGTGAAGGTTGCAAATTCATTCTTTCGCATATCGATTTGAGTGTTAACAAAACCAAGTAATAAATTTTCATTATCAGTTTTAATTTTTAATCTTGCAACAATCTTGTTTAGATGAGCTACAAAATTATTACAGATGCTAAAAAGCATTTGTGCAAGATTGTGCAATGCCTCATCTTTGATACTTGTATCAGTTCCAAATTTACCTGTAGTATCATATTCAGTTCGACGAATAGGATCGCTTAAAATCTCATATGCAAATTTTATACGTTTAAATTTTTCTTCATCGCCTCCTTTGTCGGGGTGATGTATTTGTGCCAGTGTTTTGTATTTCTGTCGTATCTCTTCAGATGTGGCGTGAACAGAAACACCTAATTCGTCGTATGGATTCATTTAATAAATAGTAGTGGTATTTTTTATTTATCAGGAGTGTACAAATGCCAAATCCCAAAGAAATTGAGGATGCAAAAGCTGAAGATGAAGAATTTAAAAGAATACAAAAACAATTTGATAAATCTATCATGAAAAACGAATATCAAGATATTCTATCTACTGAAGATGCTCTCGATGCATTAGTGGAGGAAAATCAAAGATTGGGTTTTTATGATGATTGGAAAGCGTAATATTCCGGTGTAGTATAATGGTAGTGCGGCGGTCTCCAAAACCGTTAGCGGGGGTTCGATTCCCTCCACCGGAGCCAATACCCTTATGCTTGACAAGGGTTCTAAAAGGTGTTATAATATGATTTATAAATGCGGGATTAGTTAAATGGTAGAACGAAACCTTGCCAAGGTTTGGACACGAGTTCGATTCTCGTATCCCGCTCCAACCAAAGGTGTACTATGAGAAAAATCAATATTGCAGAAGTGACCAAATTTATTCACGCTCAGTCTCCTGAGACAAAAATTTATATTGGTGCAGATTCGGAACGCTATAAGCGCGACGGTAAATGGTACGCAGATTATACTCTTGCAATCGTTGTTCATATCAATGGTCGCCATGGTTGTAAGATTTTTGGAGAAGTACAAACTGAAATTGATTACGATGCAAAGAACAGTAAACCGTCTTTACGTCTAATGAATGAAGTGTACAAAGTCGCAGAGCTTTATCAAAAGCTTGTGGATGCCGATGTGATTGGTGAAAAAGAAGTACAGATTCATCTTGACATTAATCCGCAAGAATGTTATAATAGTTCTATAGTGATTCAACAAGCAGTAGGTTACATTAAAGGTATGTGTAACATTATACCAATGGTGAAGCCAAATGCTTTTGCTGCAAGCTATGCCGCAGACAGACTTAAAGAGGTCATGGCAATGGCGGCGTAATATATAATAGAAAGCGAGTTTAGTTTAATGGTAGAATTAGAGCCTTCCAAGCTCAAGGCACGGGTTCGATTCCCGTAGCTCGCTCCAAACATTCCAGACCTGTACACAAATGCTTCTTAGCTTCTGGATCCGCTGACGCGAAAACAGGATGGGCTGCGCTCACGGGGTTTGCTAGTTTCCTGACACAAAAATAACTAGCATTTTTGTTGAGGTGATAATGAAAATGGGTCTTAATGAGCCATATGATAAATGGGTTGAACGTGTTCGTATCTTTGAATATGGTGTTGCTCTACAAAGAATTGCCAATGGCGATAATGTAGATACAGTTTTAGAAGATATGAGTAAACAAATTACTAACAAAGTAATGCATCCTATCTATGATATTGTTCGTAAGTCCGCTATAAAGGATTATGATCTAGGTGAACTTAAAAAACAATACGAAGAAAAGATGATCAAGCATAACCCTGTTGCTGATCATATTGCAGATGAATAGAGCCAGAGTGGTGGAATGGTATACACAGCAGACTTAAAATCTGCCGCTCGCGAGGGCATACGGGTTCGAGTCCCGTCTCTGGTACCAGTTTTAATAAGGAGTTTTTATGGCATCAACATTAAAAAATCTTGAAAGTGCGTTGGCAGGTGAGTCAATGGCGCATATCAAGTATCGGTATTTCGCTAAGATTGCTCGAGAAGAAGGGTATGAAGAAGTTGCTAAACACTTTGAACATACTGCAGATCAGGAGATTCTACATGCATGGGGTCATTTGGAATTGTTAATCGGCAAGCCCTCTACCAAAGAATGTTTGCAGAAAGCAATTGACGGTGAGACTTATGAGTATACAGAAATGTATCCTGAGTTTTATACGATTGCTAAACACGAAGGTGATACGAGGGCAATGATTGAAGCGGAGACGCAAATTGTAGAATCAAAAGAACATGCCGGGCAATTTAAAGCAATTCAAGAACGATTGCTTAAAGCAGAGAAAAGATTTGCGGCACTAACAAAAATTGAAAAGCGTCATGCAGAAGCTTACGCAGAAGTATTGGAGAACCTATAATGAAATCAGATGTACATGTATGCGTAGTTTGTGGGCATATCCATGATGAAGAACTTGAAGGTGTGTGGGAAGCATTGCCCGAGGATTTTCTTTGCCCCGAATGTGGATGCGGCAAAGAAGACTACGAAGTAATTTAAGAATACGCGCCTGTAGCTCAGTTGGTTAGAGCAGTGGACTCATAATCCATTGGTCGTAGGTTCAAGTCCTACCGGGCGCACCAATAAGGATATTATATGAAAGATATGGATCGAGGTAGATATACTTCAGAAGATGCTGCCAAGATGATTGGTAACAGATATGAAATGGTTCTTGTTGCAACCGCACGAGCACGAGAACTTAAAAAGGAAAATAATACTGTTGCTAAAAGTAATATCCTTACCGCACTCGAGGAAATTGAGGACGGTAAAGTTGGAAGAGAATACCTACAAAAGCATGCTAAAGGAAATCGAGTTAGTAGGCATCATAGGTTTTGAACAACTATGTTCTTGACAGAACAGTAGTTTTATTATATAATATGTTTATAGTAATGAAAGACCACCGTTGCTATTCTAATGATTGTGGTTGTTTTAATTTTAATGGAGATACACTATGTTGAAAAATCGTGTTTTGAAAGTTCTTGAGTCTGGTCGTCAATTTACGCCTGCTCAGCTTGCCGGTCTTACCGGCGCAACCGAGGATAGCATTCGTCCTCGTATCAGCGAACTTCGTTCAGAAGGTTACGCAGTTTACACCAACCAAACCAAGAACGGTAAGACCGCATACCGCCTTGGCACACCTAGCCGCCAAATGGTAGCCGCAGCTTATGCAGCTATGGGCGGCGACGCTTTTAACCGCGTCTAATTAATCCACGAGCACATCCTCCACCTTTTATCGCAACGATAGAAAAGTGCTTCCGTAAGGCGTAAGCGGAATTTTATAATTTGACTTTGACACATCATGACATACAATTTTGAAGACTCTGCGGTTCGTAAAGAAGCAAAACGTTTGCATTTGATTCGTCGTATTGATGCACGTCCATTGACAGAAGATGAAGAAGCAATGGCAACAGCATTTGGTAAATGGGATTACCAACAGAAAAAAGAAAGTCTTACTCCTGCTCAAAAAGAAGCAATGCGTAAAAAAGTTCGCGATATTGCAAGAGCAAAAAAGGCACTTCCTGAAAATTTTGGTAAGCTAGAATGTACTGCTCTAAAGAATAGAGTAAAGGCAAAAGCAAAAGATGGTAGAGTTATGGGATTTAATCTTACCCCTGAGTATATTCAAAAGGTATTTGATGAATGTAAAGGTAAGTGCACATTGACTGGTCTTGATTTTAACATGGAATTGGGTACCAAGAAAAAGCGCAATCCATATCGTCCTAGCGTAGATCGTATCAGTTCTAGCAAAGGATATGTCAAAGGTAACATTCAAATTGTTCTCGCAATTGTGAACACTATGAAAATGGATTACACTGATGATATTTTGCATCCGGTGATTAAAGCCTGGTCTGCAAAAATTTAATAGTATTTTCCCCCTTTAGGGCGCTTCGGCGCCCTTTTTTTGTCTAGTTTTCCTAATGTTTGCAGGTATAAATATATAAAATAAGTTAGGTATTGTACAGGAAAGCTATGATGTATCTCAAATTTAAAGATTTCTTATCAGAAT